CCGTTGTGGCGTTTTCACTAATTGAAGTAAATCCACCTTTGGAGCGCACTGCTCCCGCAAAGGTTGTATTAGCCATATGTATCTCCTGTCGTGGCTAGTGTCAGCTACACCATGTAGCTGTCAGGGATAAAAAAAGAATAGCGCATAAAAAAGGGGGCGGCAACCGCCACCCCCAGAAAAGTTATATTCTAACTTTTTACGCTCCGGGCGAACCGAACATACCCAGTGGGTCAGAGACTCCAAAGCTGTAACGCTCGCGTGCTTTGTAGCGAACATTGCCAGTGTCAAAGTCACCGTCCATTTGGGTTGTCATTGGTGTACGCTCAAAATGCTTCATGCCGTTTGGTACATCCGTGGTCAGGAAGAAAGCATCTGTGTCAGTCAAATAGTGATTAACACGGAAGCCCTCTGGGATTGACCCGTTGTTTACCAAGGCATTAATATCATTATCAGCGGTGCCTGTACGCATTTCCGACTGCAACAATCTTGTTGCTACAAACATCAGAGCAGGCGGGACAATCATCTTACGCGGGCGAGCCGCAATAAGAAGACCTCGCTCGTCAACAAAAGCGGCAATATCAATTACCATTTGTTCGAGAGATGTCTCGTTAAGGTCTGCGTTTGTAGAGAGGCGGTTGCGGTTGCTACCCCCTGCTACAGTTGGGTGAGCAGTGTTGAACAGAGTTACACCATCACCTGATGTGAAGGTATCGAAGCCAGTATTCAGCAAAGACGCCGCTTTGGTTTGCTTGGTATATGCCATACCCCGCGCCAAAGCTTTGGTGTAGCGTGCAGACAAGCTGTCATACAGATTGTCTTCTACTGCTTCCTCTGTAATTGAAAAGCCCATTCCCACGGTTTCGTGGTTATAGCGGGCGGTGAATGACTCCTGCGCCGTGTCGAATGAAATCGCAGAACCTTCCGGCTTAACCGGAGCGGCTCCGAACCCAGAGAGCTTGACCTCTTCTTCAAAGCTACGCTCTGAGGATTCTGTCTCGTAAATCTCTGTGTGTTCGTTTTCATACTTTTCGTACTCAAGCCCAAAGAGAGCGTTGAGTCCCGGCAGAAGTTCTTTAAGTAACTGTGGTCTTGCTATCGCCATAACTTAAATCCCCTATGCCGAGCCAGTGGCTGATGAGTGCTGATGATAATTAAACTTGCACACCAAAATCGGGAACGAAGTTCCTTTTTCGTCACCCTCATTGCCGCCCTTGTAATCAATTACACGGATTGGGTTTTGAGCGTCTGTGCTAAGTTCACTAATATCCAAAGCAACCCGTGACACTTTCAAAGAAGTGTTTGGGGCTGTTTGAACCAACAGCGTATTTTTACCATAAATATCACCAGCATTTGTTGGCGCACCGTCTGCCTGTATTTCAAACAGGACGTTCGGGTCGTCAACAACATAAGCCATAATATCTGAAGCGACTGTGCTTGCAGGATACAATGTGCTGAATGTTTTCTGGCTTGTGTTCGGGTCTGTATAAGACACACCCATGAAAACACCAACGATGTCGATTTCTGTCGAATCATCGCCAGTTCCGGCTTGCTTCTCAATCGTTGTAGCCGTACCGCCGTCTACGAGATGAACAACATCTCCTGCCGCAATAGCAGTGCCGTAGCCAGAGGCAATCGGATACTGACGCATAACCTCAAGAGAACCTGAGTCTAGGCGTCCAACTGGACGCAATCCAAAAGGTGCCGCACTTGCTGACATCTTTTTTCTCCTTATCCAAATTTAACCAAGGGCTTTTGCAAGCCCGCTACTATGTCGTGCGCGTGGTTTTTTCTGGTCGTAGCAGGGGCATACGCGGGTCTGAATCCCGAAGATAGTTATTGTCAACCGCTTCCATTGCTTTCGCGTTCTGGTCAGCAAAATACTCTCTTCTTGCTTCGACATTTTCGGTTGAAGTCTTGCAAAGTAACAATCCACCAACCTCTACATTTCCGTCAAACTTGCTATCCACATCGGGCATAACATGCATTTCAGGATGCTCAGATGCAAGAACAGGCTCCCAGCCCTCGCGGAATCGAGAAGAAACATTTTTGTTGTCTGCCGCTCCAAGCGTGCTTGTGCGTATCCAACGATACTCAACCCCAGCCTGTTGGTCTGGGTCAGGTAACGCAGAAGGTCTTTTCCAAGATGTCTTCCGCTCTGTCTTTTCTCGCGTTTTTGTTGCGCGTGGTTCTCTGTCAGCCATTATCTTGCTCCAATTTTAACATCTGCGCCGCATATTGTTCGGGGGTAATCCCTATTCGCTTGGCGAGAGCGACTTGTGTAGAGGTTAGTTGCACCTTGCGTGATGAATTTGCACTCCGCTGTGCGGGGGCTACCACGTTGCCAGTCTGATTGCGGGGTGCTTCCTCTTTGCTTCCGCTACCAAACTTGTCTGGAAACCTTTTTTGCATTTCCGCATCTAACTCACGGTAATACTTTTCAGGTGTCTCCAATGGACTTGTGCCAGTTTTAACCAGTTCTTCATGCACGCCTAGTGCAAAACCCGTCATAACACTGTCACGATTAAACCAAGGGTTCCGTTCTGACCATTCTATATCCAAACTCGTTGGTTTGTGAACAGGGGGCTGAACTTTTTTTTGTGGCACTGTATTTTGTGAAGGCTGTGGAATATTTTTGTATACGGGCTGATACTGGTCTGCCTGTATTTGAGCCGCCTGTGCATTTGTCAAGCTCATCTGCGCTTCAGTTATTGCGTCAGGGTCGCCGCTTTCAAACGCATCTTTGTATTCTTTTTTTGCTCTTGCAACGTCTGCTTCCGCCCGGCCCTTTGTTTGCTCCAACAAAACACCCTCGCCCTCTGCGAGCGTGGTTCTTAGGTTTTGATTTTCTTGGAACACCCTTTGAGCAAAGTCAACGGCCTCAAGGCGTTCTCTGTCAGCTTGCTCTTTGGCACGGCGCTCTTCATGGAACTCGTACTTTAATTTTTTGATTCTTTTTTGAACACGGTCTGAATAACCCGATGCTTCGCTGTCTTCATCAACGTCAGCATCTTCGGCCAAAACCTCGCCACTATCTGCTTGAACTGCGTCATCGCGTGGTGGGACGCGGTCTTCAATAGGACGGTCGTCAACAATTTCTATCTCCATGTCCTCTGTGGACGTTTCAATAACCTGTGGTTCCGTATTGATATCTACGATATCTTCTTTTGCTGTTTCGCTCATACTCGTTTAACTCCCCGTGGGTCAGTAACAACGGCCTCGACAGTATCATCGTTAATTAAACGGAACTCCTGCCCCTCTACTTTAAATCTTGTGCCAGAGTAAGAGCGGAATATTACCCACTCGCTTTCTTTGCAATATGGGCCAGTTGGAAATTTGTCTTCGTCCTGATAGGCCATGTCACCCATCATTACGACCAAGCCCACAACAGACGCTGTGCTTTCAGCTTCCTTCATAGCATCAGGAATAAAAATACCGCCTTCGGTTTTTTCTTCCAAGGCTGGCATGGCAATTAATAATTTATAACCAGTAGGTTTGGGGAATGTTTTGGACTTTTTCAGTCTCTCAAAATCTAAATCTTTTATTTCAGCAGAATACATTTTCTCACCTTGCAACGGGTAAGGCCCGCAGTCCTTGCGAGGATTGCCCTCGTAAGAAAAAACTATATGAACTTTTTTAGTTTTGCAACTACTCGTCTACGAGTTTTTGTGAGAGGTCTAATATTTCTCGCTCAATCAAAGCAAGGGCTTCCACCTTACCGCATATAAATTTATATTCTTCGTAGCTCTGTGCGCCACCACCAGCGAGATGGTCGGCGCACTCATTCATGTATTCGCGGACTTTAGTTCTAATCAATTCTAGGTATGGGTCAGACATTGATTATTTGCACCAGTAGCAAAGTTATGATTGCACCTGCTGAAGCTACGAGAACAGCCTCAAGCCTTTTGATGCGATTAATAGTTTCAAGCCACCGCTCTTCGTAGACTTCTTCAAGAACCGCAACACGCTTGTCCAAGCTATTCACCGTTGGTTTGGTCATCTGCTAAACTCTTTCCTGTAGCCAAGCCTTCTTTTAAAAGGTCTGCCCGTATTTTTTTAGTTGCAGTTTGGTTTTTCTCTTCTTCTGTTGTTAGCTTTGCGCCTATCTCTGCGCCTCTCACCCGAATCCGTGCAACCTCTCGCTCTTCTTCGCTTTCAATTCTTTCTTTCTGAACCTGAATGTTAGCGGCCTTGGAAAGCTTATCTAGCTCTAACTTCTGAACATCCATATTAATTTTATGCTGAAGCTCGTCCTGCTTCATTTGTAGCTCTGCCTGTTGAATTTGTGTAAGCGGGTCAGCCTGTTGTGCGGCGGCTTGCTCTGCCTGCATTTCTGCCTGACTCTTGCCAAGCAATGTTTGCGCGGCTTCTCTGGTTACGCGAGAAAGCTCCAACTCAATATCTTCCGGTAGTGGTGCATCCTCATCTGGCATAGCCACACCAAGTTCTTTTTCAATTTTGTTTCGATACAACATGGCAACATGCTCAGTGATATGCGCCACCATTTGATTCTGTATGGCTTGTGCAAATGGAGACTGGCCTACAAGTTGTAGTATTTTCGGGTCTTGCATGAAAGCCATGTGTACCTGAATGTGCGCTTCGTGGTCTTGATATTTGAAAACCTTGACTGGCTCCTGTTTTAGGATACGCATGTTTTCAGTTACGGGGTCAGCGGGTGATACCTCATCAGGCAGTTTGATAATTTCTTTAGCATCAGGGATGCCAAGAACTTCTAGCATTTGCCTGTGCAGTTTGCCCATGTCGTACAACTGTGGGGACTGCTGGGAGAGTTGCAATGCGGCCTGATACTGCATCACCCTTTGAGACATCGTAGATGCGTTTGGGTCTGAAACGGGAATAACATCAACTCTGCCATCAAAATCTTCTGTGCGGTTTGACTTTTCTTCTGTTTCATAGGCGTAATCTGGCCCCATGAAATCAAAAACAATTTTTGCAATTAGCCGTAGCTCTGCCTTCAACGAAGCATGAAGTCTGGCTTGCACACCTGACATCACTTTCATTGAGCGTTCCATCAGCGCCAAGGTCGTGCCAACGGGAGCTTGATTGTTTAGGTCGCCTATCTGGACATCGGCAACAGAACCAATGCGCCGACCTTCTTCTACGATATTTCCCAGAAGTTGATACAGAACGCTTGAGGGTTCTTTGTATGGAATAAATGTAATCGCATCCTTGATTGCTCCGCCCGGAACATCAACGTCACGGAACTCTCCGGCCCTAGATCGGAAGAGCAC